AAAAGCTTCTGGACTTCCCTTGACAGATGAGTTAAGATCAACAGGAATTCCCGTTGTGAACTATACCCCCAGCAGGGGGCATGACAAGCATGTGCGGGTGAATTCCGTGGCGCCGATGTTCGAGGCGGGCCAGGTATGGTACCCGGACAAGCGTTGGGCGGAAGAGGTGATAGAGGAGTGTGCGGCATTTCCCTTTGGCGACCATGACGACTACGTGGATTCAACCACGCAGGCGCTTATGCGATACCGCCAGGGCAACTTCATACAGCTCCCCGATGACTACTACGACGAACCACGGACCGTGAAACATAGGGAGTATTACTAATGGCAGATAAAGATAAAACAATTTCAATAGATAAATTAAAAAGCATAGGCAAAATGCTGGCGGGCACCGGATATGGAATTATCAAGGGCAGGGGTATTTTTGCCTTAAAAAAAGAAGGTGGCATGATCAAAAAATATAAGCAAGGCGGATCAGTCAAGAAAAAATAATGTCACATGAACAAAATGTAACTGACTTTTTTATCGATAAAAAAGGTAATAAAGTTTGGTACAATGAAATTGGAAAAAAGCCGGGAACAAAACATTCCCAGCATCCAAGACACTTAAATAAAAGATATATGAAAACATTTAAGACAAAAAAAGAAGCGGAAAAGGAAGCCAAAAGTATTTCTGCAAGTTATGATAAAAAATCTAAAAAGAAAAAGTGATTAAGCCAGAGCAAATTGATAAATGGAGAATATTTCCCCGTTTTTTAATTACCTTGTACGGAGTTGCCTTTTGGCGTACAACGGAATGGTTTATGCAGTTGCCAGAACCTACGAACGCACAGTCAGCTTTTGTGTCTGTGATTGTAGGAGCGGGAGCGGCGTGGTTTGGCCTCTCTGTGGGAGGTACCAGACAAGAAAAAGCAAAATCTAAAGAGAAGGATTAAATGGATGCAGTAAGACTGGCAGAAAGAATATTTAAAATAATTAGGGCTAGACAAACCCAAGTAATTGAGATAATAACAAGCAACCAAGTAAAAGACTGGAATGATTATCAAAATCATCTGGGACAGCTTGATACGTTAAATTACATTGAACAGGAACTCTCGGACCTGCTAAAAAAACAGGAGCAAGATGAACACTCTAATTTTACCGAAACACGTCGCTGAGCGGCGCATCAAGCAAGCAGAAAAAGAAAAGAAAGTTAAAAAAAAACCATTAGAAGAAATGAGTCTGCCAAAACCAACTGGTTGGCGAATTCTTGTTCTACCTTATAAAGCTAAAGAAAAAACAAAAGGTGGAATCATTCTATCTGATAAAACAGTAACCGAATCTCAAATTGCAACTAACTGTGGATTAGTCCTAGACATGGGACCTGATGCTTATAACGATAAAGATAAGTTTCCCAACGGACCATGGTGCAAGAAAAAAGATTGGGTTTTATTTGCACGTTACGCTGGTTCCCGCATCTATATTGATGGGGGAGAAATACGCGTACTGAACGATGACGAAATATTGGGGACCATTGAGGATCCGGAAGATATTTTGCACGCATTAACCGTTTAACACGGAGAGGAAACCATGCCCGAAGTACAAGAAGCACTAAAAGAAGCATCAACTCCAATGGTCGATCTGGATACAACCGGAAACGCCGTTGATGTTGAAATAAATGATTCCAAGGCTGATACAAAAGAGGTTGAAACGAAAAAAGAAGACCCTATTGTAGAAGTTAAGGAAGTAAAAGACGAGCGCGAGGAATACAGCGATGGCGTCAAGAAGCGTATTGACCGATTGACATATAAAATTCGCGAGTCGGAAAGAAGAGAAAAGGAAGCCATCAGTTATGCCCAGCAAGTCAAGGGCGAGCGGGACAACTTGCAGTCAAAATTTGACAAACTGGATGATGGCTACGTCAGTGAATTTACGGGACGCGTAAAATCCCAACTGGAATCAGCCAAGATTCAGCTCAAGGATGCCATGACAAAAGGTGATGTGGATGCCCAGGTTTCCGCAAACCAGGCTCTGGCGAGGCTGGCCATTGAGGAGGAGCGTATAAAAGCCACCGAGGAACAGCGAAAAAAATATGAGGAATCATTAAAAAACGCTGGACAAATAGGTGAGCAACCTGTACAAAGTAGACAACCAGCACCGAAACCGGATCCCAAAGCGGAAGCTTGGGCCGAAAAAAACGAGTGGTTTGGCAAAGACGAAGCGATGACATACGCCTCGTTCGGTATTCACAAGCGGCTTGTGGAGGAAGATGGATTCAACCCTACAAGCGAGGAATACTACGAGGAAATTAACAAACGCATTCGCGAGGAATTTCCCCATAAATTTAATGGGGGAGAAAAGGCAGGCAGCAGACCCGTTCAGACAGTTGCATCCGCCTCAAGAACCTCAGGAACTGGACGCAAGACTGTGAGGCTCACACCATCACAAGTAGCGATTGCTAAAAAATTAGGTGTGCCACTTGAAGAATATGCGAAATACGTGAAGGAGTAGGCATATGGATAATGAATTAAAAGTTACAAATAAGACTCCACGCGCTGTCCAATCCCGAGACAAAACGACTCGAAGGAAACCATGGGCACCACCGTCATCTCTAGACGCGCCACCTGCACCCGATGGGTTTAAACACAGATGGATAAGAGCGGAAACTCTAGGTCAAGAAGATAGTAAAAATTTATCGGCTAGACTAAGGGAAGGCTTCGAACTCGTAAGAGGGGATGCCTATGAAGCGGAATATCCAACTATACAGGAAGGTAAATATAAAGGCGTTATTGGAGTTGGGGGATTATTACTGGCAAAGATTCCGGAAGAAATCGTGCAAGAACGTATAGATTATTTTGCGCAAAAAACGCAAGATAGAGATGACGCAATAGAAAACGATCTATTGAAGGATCAACATCCCAGTATGCCAATCAGTAAACCTGAGCGGCAAAGTCGTGTAAGCTTCGGTGGTAACCGAAAGACCTAATTTTCTAGCTCTTTTGTCCATCGAATTAAAACTTAACCCTTTAAGAAAAGGATAAAACGATGGCTAACCAAGACGCAGCTTTCGGGTTTAGACCCGTAAGGCATCTAACTGGTGGCGAAATTCGTAATAACACGTATAGAATTACAACCAACTATGATACCGCACTTTACCAAGGTCAAATGGTAACGCGTGTAACAGCGGGTACCATAGAAACTGTGGCAGCTAATGCTATTTTTCTAGGTATCTTTAATGGTTGTCAATATACGGATCCGACTACGGGTAAACCAACTTGGGCAAAATACTATCCAGCAGACGTAAATGCTTCGGATATTGAAGCCTATATTTTCGATGACCCATATATTGTCTTTGAAGGACAACATGATGGAACAGGAACTGAAGCAATGAATTTCGGTGGATTTGATTTAGCAGGAGTAAGTGGAAGCACTAAAACTGGTAGATCAACACAGGAAATTGGTACTTCTACTCTTGCTACAACAGGTACATGGAAACAGATTGGGATATCTAAGGATCCTTCAAACAGTGATACAAGTACAGCAAATGTTAACGCATACGTTGTACCTTCACAAGACTTGCATTTCTTCTTGCAAGCTGCAACACTAGCGTAGGGAGGCTTAAATGGCTATATCTAGATCACAACTGGTCAAAGAACTCGAGCCCGGCCTTAACGCGCTGTTTGGTTTGGAGTACGACCGCTACGACAATCAGCACACAGAAATTTTCGATACTGAAAATTCTGATCGTGCTTTCGAAGAAGAAGTAATGCTATCCGGTTTCGGTACAGCTTCAGTAAAACCAGAAGGAACATCAGTTGATTTCGACGATGCGACTGAAGCTTTTACTGCTCGCTATACTCACGAAACTATAGCACTTGCTTTTGCAATTACTGAGGAAGCTGTAGAGGACAACCTTTACGACAAAATCAGTTCTCGTTATACCAAAGCACTAGCACGTTCTATGATGAACGCTAAGCAAGTAAAATCTGCTAATGTTCTCAATAGAGGATTTAACAGTTCTTATACAGGGGGCGACGGCTTAGAGCTTCTCTCTACAGCCCACGTTACCACTGGCGGAAACGTCAAGAACGAACTGTCAACTGCTGCGGATCTTAACGAGACTTCTCTCGAGCAAGCTTTAATTGATATTGCTGGAATGACCGATGATAGAGGATTAAAAATCTCTCTTAACGGCATGAAAATGATTATTCCAGTTAATCTTCAATTTGTTGCTGAGAGACTGTTAAAGTCGCAATTGCGACCAGCTACTGCTGATAATGATCTTAATGCTGTAAAGAGCATGGGAATGGTCCCGCAAGGATATGTAGTTAATAATTTCTTAACTGATACTGACGCGTGGTTCATTAAAACCGATGCTCCTAACGGATTAAAGCATTTCCAAAGAACACCTGTTTCCACTAAAATGGAAGGTGACTTCGAAACTGGTAACGTTAAATACAAAGCAAGAGAAAGATACAGCTTCGGCTGGTCTGACTGGCGCGGAATATTTGGCTCACCAGGAGCTTAATTAATACT